TGATATGCGACTTCTCGCTCGTCTTTCTGTAGCGGATCAGTTGAGAAAAAAAGGCTTACATATTGATCGAGTAAGCCGTTGACGGTTTTAGTAAACGCGTCACTTCCGAGCAGCACCTCTGCTTGAGTACCCTGCTCAATAATTTCTTGGTCTTCCATAGTCTCTCCTTGACCAAATTAACATTTCCAGCGGCGCCTTGCTGCTTTGCCGCGTTCACCTGTCCAGCCTTTTGATCTGGCGCAAAATGACTTTCGGCGCTTTGCAGCAGCGCTACCTTTTTTAACTTTTCCTGTTACTGGTGGTTTAAGGTTTCCGCCTGTTGCACGGTTGTACTTGGCTCGACCTTTGGCTGTTAGCCCAGCACCTTTTGACGCAGGTAGTTTTTCACCTCGGCCGACAGACAGCCGAGGCTCTTTCTTTTTACTTGGCATGATGCAACCTATGAATTTGGACTTACGATTGCAGTGCGTTCAGTTGCAGGTGTGGCTTTAGCAAGCTCAAGCTCTTTGTAGCCAATGTCTGCGCGTACTTCTGAATCAAAGTCTTTGCGTTCTTCAGCGCTGTACTGAGTAGAAACATTAACTTCAACTTTGGCACGCTCAAGCTCCATACGCTCTTGTTCCATTTGCGCTTTAAGTTGCAGTTCTTGTTCTTGCAGCGCTACCTTGCGCTCCTCAAGTTCCATTTGTTTCATCTGCACTTGCATTGCAAGTTCTTGTGCAGGATCAGGCTGAGGCGGAGGCACTTGTTCAGGTGGCGTTAAATATGTGTCGACATCCTTAATACCAGCATTGAGCATTGCCTGGCGAACCATGGCATATTTATTTTGCGTTGTGTAAAACGGCTGAATGCCTGGATCTTGAGATAACATTGCATGAAGCGTTTGGAATTTTTGTGCTTCGCGTTCTGTTTCGCCGTAACCAAGTTTAAATGAAACTTCTACGTCTTTTCTTTCAGCCCAGTCTTTTGGGTTGATTTGGACGTAGTTGCCAGCAACATCGATAATCTTTTGATAGTCTTCGTTTTCTATTGCCAGTCGATATACTTCGACAAACAAAGGTTTTAAGAAACCATTTGCAAAGTTTCTGGCAATAATTTTTGACCGTTGCTGTGACAAGCTAACAAGATTTTCGACCATTGCAGCAGAGTTTTGTTTGCTGACTGCGTCTTTATTTAAACCTTGTGAAAGCTTAGATATTCCAGATGTGTTTTCGCTGTCCTCTTCAAGCTGCACTATTGTCTGGAAAATAAATGGGTTCAGCTGATTTTGTAGCAGCGGTTGAACACCATCAGGGCGTGTCACATTTACGATACCACCAAGACGATTATCTAAGAGCTCACGCGGATTAGTAAGCGCGCCTTTTTGTACTAAATATCTTGGATTAGTAGTCACAGACGCATGATCTAAAATAGACCGCATAAGTGCTGTCCGCGCATTTTGTGTAGGCATTAACTTGTATGCAAAGTTTTCACCATGAAACGCGTGCGGAACTGGAACAGGTGTAAAGACGATAAATGGTCTGCGATCAACTTCTTCAACATCAAGCAATGTGTTGCCTGCTGTGATTGTCTTGTAAAGTCGAGCTTCACCATCGCCTTCCATATCAGCTTCAACATATGACTCATACACAACAATCTGTTTCATTTGTTCTTGATAGTTGTGCTCGTCTGGTGTCAGCTTTTGTGGACCAACTTGCTCGTGTCTATAATATCTTTCGTCGTAGTTCTCACCTAGTGGGTCTTCGTCGCTTCCTATGCCTTCAATAAGCTCTGCGTCAAATCCCATTTCAATAAGATCTGCTTTGCGCATTGTGCGTCGATGAGCAACAAAGCCATCGTTAACGCTTTTTGACATTGGATTAATAATAAATTCTTCTGGTGGTATAACTTCAATACACACTTTAGATTTATTAATATTTTTGCGTATAACGCCGCTTAGTAAACCGTCATTATCATTGAGTGACTGCAGGCCGTCTACATCAGGATCAGCCATCAAGCCGTCAAGCTCATCTGAAGTTAAGTCTTGAAATTCTTCTTCAAGCACATCGACTTTGTTGTCCCAATATACTTTCGCAACACCATTGCGTGCCATCAAGCCGTCGTGAATAATATCTCTATAGATCGAAAAACCGTCGTTCTGGCGGTGTATAATGTAGTTGGTGTAAGTCGTGCACACACGTGCCATGTCTACATCTTCTGGACCTTGTGGTGCAAATTGAACAACGTCGGTTCCAGATGAAAAGGTTTCAAGCAGCAAAGCTTTTAAGCCTTCAACACCATCGTACACATCTTGCGATACGTAGCTGCTGTTGCCGTTTGATTGGCGTTCTGGAAGCTCAGCATGATAGTATCTGAGCATCTGCTGCCGTTCATGGCTAAGGTCACCATCGGAATAACCGATAGAGCCTTTTATCTCGTTTTGAACGAGACCAAGCAGCTCATCTTCTGTAAGTGCTGTGAATGTCTCAGCCATTAGATTGCCTCACTGTAATAATCTTCTAAAACTTGTACTGGCTCCCAACCTTGTTGGTGACCGTAATTCGCAATTGCTAGTGCCATCACACAGTCGTCATGACAGCCTGCTTCAGCTTCCATGCTTCCTGTTTCTGTTTCGATGTAAGTTAGCATTTCGCGCAGAGTTACTTTGTCGTGTATTTCTAACTGGTCCATACGCAACGAAGCGCGCAGCTCGTTAATTACAAGCGGCTTGCTTTTTGCTGTTGTTGCAAAACCAAGCTTGACTGTTTCTCTGTCGCTTATCTTGTCGACTACTATTTCTGTATGAAAATTTGTGTAACCGTAATCTTTATAAAGTCGTGTGCACGTCAACAAGCCGTGCGAATTACTCTCACAAATAATGTAGGCGTCGTTGAAAAATTCACCCAGTCTTAGCAAAATATCTGCAAAGTAATCTGGATGGACATGAGCTCTGTAAGAGCCAACGTGGCGTTTTTTACTATCTAAAATTTGTGCAACTGAAAAATCGCCGCCTCTAATACCCATAGCGACGTCGGCGCCAATTGTGTATTGCTCGCCTGGTTCTACATCTCTGTATAACGTAAGCTCGCCTCTTGGGTGCTTTACCCACTCGTCTGCTTCTAATGCCATGCGTGCAACGTGTGGCTCAGCTGCTTCAATCATTTTTAACAACTGGTCAGGATTAAAAATAGGTCTACCTGATGTCAAAAATGCTTCGTCAGCATCTGCAGGATATTCTTGTCTAAATAGATCAATACCGTTTTGAGCAATTTTCTTGCGTCTGAAAGCAAGCTGCTCTTTAGACAAACTGTGCTTGTCTATTAACTCTTGTTCTTCTGGTGTAAAATCGTCACCATAGACCCAAGGCTCTTCGTATTCATCTTGTATAAACCACGGCAAAAACACTGGTATAAAACCGTTTGTGCCTTCAACTGCACCTTTCCACAAATCGTAAAATTTGCCTGATACACCATTAGCTGTAGACTCAACAAACACAGCAGTGTTCCGTTTATTTGGAATAGCCTGCATAATTGCGTTAAAGTTTTCTTCAGCTGTTGATGGCGACCAGAAAGCTAATTCTGATAAGTGTGCAACTGTTACTGTTTCACCACGTGCAACAGACTCACCGCCTGCTGTGGCAACAACATACGAACTATCTAAAATATTGAAGTTTAGCTCGCGTCTTGATGAGTATTTTGTTTGTGGCTTAATTGGTTCAGGGCAATTTTCATGGTAACGGCGAGTCATATCAAACAAAGCCCTGGTGCTGTCTGCGTGATGCGTCACAACTAAGCCACGCTGCGCTTTGCGTTGAGACAGCCACCAATAAAGCCAACCGCCTACCATAGTAGACAATCCCATTTGGCGAGCTTTTAAAATAATAACTCTAATTTTGCCTTCAGCTTCATATTGCTCTTCGATTTTTTGTAGCAATATTTCTTGAGCTTCATTGAGGACAAGCGGTGTTACATCACCGTCTTTTGTTCTGATTTTAAGGGCGTTTTTTGAGTAAAACCCAAACTCATCCCTCAATCGCTTCCTGATCTTCTGTGCTTTCGCTGTTGTCATCTAGACTTGCCAGCCACTCTTCTGCGACTGCCTTTACTTCATGCTTGTTCACGGGCTTCTGCTTGGTGAACTCCAAAAGAGCTTTTGCTGCACCAGCTTTTGTGGTTGCTGCATCAGGTCCTTCGGCGATCTCAAGCAAAACTGTGACAGCACGTTTGGCAATATCGTCGTCTGACGGTAATAAACCTTGTTCAATCATTTGCTGTACTTTCTGTTCTGCTTTAATCCGTAACTGTTCACGAACTTCTGCCAGTTTATCTAGTTGTCGACCCCAGCCGTCTGGTACTCCAACCGGCCTATGATTTTTTGCTCCCACGCTTCGCAGATGCTCCAGATGCTTTTGCCATCTTTCCCCGCCCTCTGCTTTCATCCGTTTTATTGGATGCAGATGCATGTTCTTTTCTGTCCACGCTGGTTTTATCTGCGGTGCTGCTACTAGTCTCTTTGACTTGGGATTGACTACTGCTTTTGGCTTGCTCATTTGCAATCGCTCCTTGCAGCACAGACCCCATGTAATTGTGAACAATCATATATGTCTGCGATGCGTTTTTTATTAAAGACGCTGGGGGCAAAGAGCCAATAAACTCTCGCCCCATAGCAATCCTTGCGTTTGTGGTAAAACGCTTATCATTCATTAGTTTGTCGAAAACCTCGATAAGCTGGTACAGCTCGTTAGATTTCAATTTGCTCTCCTTAAATTTTTTATGACAATGCGTACAAATTAGGCTCTGCTTCTGAACCGAAAGTCATAGACTTCTGTTGTTCAATTTGTTGCAGTACTTCAGTCATTGGGCGTTCCATTGACTGCGAACCCTCTTCTGTAGTCACATTGTATTTGACAGACATGGCTGCAGGATTAAGACCGTTTGCTTCTAAGATTTTTGCGTAAATCGGCTGAGCAGCAATTTCACGTAGAATTTGCCAATACAGCTGACGCATCATCTCGCCATTTTTAGCGTGCACAGCAAAAGCGTCGTGTGTGTGCATAAAGCCTGTGGTGCCTGAAGCTCGTAAGCGCTTTGCCAACTCTCGTTGCACATAAGCGTCCAATGCGTGGTTTAAGAAAGCAGCAAAGCCTGTTATGGCTTTTTTGTCTTCGTAAACAGGGACAGCAATGCTTTTATCTTTGCCTATATCCCACTTTACGCGCTTCTTTGCACTGTCAGGCAACTTGCCTGTGTAAACAGCAACGTCACCATCAGGTAATGGCACTCGAACTGCAAACATGTCTTGGCCTTGCATGTCATACATTGACTTAGCAATAGCTTTAGCGACACCTTCTGCCATAGCTGCACCAGGGAACCGTGAATCAAACTGAAGCTCAAGATCGTTTTGAATTTGCTTCAAACTATCTTTAGTTTCTTGTGTCCACTGCCCATTCTCGTCACGCTCGGCATAAGAAGGCACTGACTTTGCTATCTCATCTGCACCAGATTTGAGTGCTGTGAGCTTAACTTGGCCATAACTGCGCCTATTACTAATAAATTTCTTAGTAATCTTGCGAGTTTTGGTTTGTGGCAAGTTAAGTGTGCGCTGCAAATATTCAGCACCAGGTCTATACAAATCGCCGCCTGGGCCATCAGGGTCCATAGGGCCTAGATTTGTTTCTTGTGCTAAGTTTGCGTCGCCTGTAAGTACAGCGTGAAGCTGGTATGACGATGATGTTCCGTCAAACCAAACAGGATAGCTAGATCTAAAATCAGCAATAGCCTGTTGTGCTTCTGGCAGCATGAACAGCTCACTAGATGGCATTTTCTTTGCGTCTGGAATAATGTTTTCCAAATAGGCACGCATGCGACCTAGCTCGATAGCAGCACGCTGTATTTCAAAGCCATGTTCTGCTACATCGAACAAAGCATGGTTTTTCTGATACAGCGTAGTACCACTTTGCTTGTCTAAGAATAGCTTTGGTGTGCCTCCGCGTGTATGACTATAAACATAGCTGCCTGGTTGACCATACGCATTTACCAAATAGTCGATAAGAGGCATGTCTAAGTCAGATTGTGGTATTGCATCGCTTGCTGGGC